TTTGGAAAGCAAAATGAAAGGCATAAGTGTTTTTTCATAAGAAAGTTCCATGGGAGGTTTTAACCATTGTGTACATAGTTTTGCAGCATCTTGAGCAATTTCAATCGTCATCTCTAGAGCAGGTTTGCCAACGATTTTCTCACCAGTTTCCGCATTTTCCAAATTAAATGTAAAGAATACGGAATCTGTATCACCATAAATGTACTCAGCTCGAGTGCGAACTGGACCACCGCATTCCGTATTATAAACCATGTTTCCATAGACATCCTCAATAATACGCTTTGCGTAAGTTATCATCATACGACCCGTTGCCGTTGTAGATGCTGCAACATTCTTTTCATAAAACGCGGATGTTCTAGAACCACACTGTCCATAAAGCGAGTTTGCTGTAACTTTATAAGCAAGTTGACGCTTATCTAGAATATTTTGCATAAATGGATCCTTTTCTGTTTTAATCATCTTACGAGTATCGGAACGTGCCTTCAAAAGTTCTTCCAGAATAGATGGAAGAATCGACTTCTTATTATTCGGAAGTTGTGCCCAACGACAAACAATCTTACCGACCTTTGTCTTTTTGGCTACAGCACTACCAATCTTAATATACTTAAAATTATCGAATTCGATATCAATATACCCGTATTCTGGTAAATTATCATACGTGTATCTACCAGTATGGTCTTTCTCTCCCTTCTCCTTAATAAGTTTACCTTCCAAGTCATATTCTTTGCTCCAGACCAAACTATCATGTGAGAAGTTTTGACTAATCATCGAAGATGGATAAAGAGAAGAATAATCTACACAAGCTACAGGATTATCAATATACATCGCACATTTTGGTGGCAAGACAATCGCTCCCTCGTACCTATCAAAATCATGGGATTTTTCTAGATCAGGCATAAGCGTATTATTCTCTCTGCATTTCTTAGCAACGAAACTCATCAACTTAACACCTTGTCCACGGAATACCAAATAACTAATCGGAACACAACAAATGCTAGCCATCTCAGAATATCCAGTAATCGAATCGATCTTATTCATCAAGTGATGAACTAGGTTACAATCTTGAATACAGTATTTCGCAACGATGGCTCTATCCTTAGAAGAACCATTTGCGAGTCGGAAGATATCCTTTGGAGAAACATCATCCTTTGCCATACCCCATTTCAAAGATTTACCTTTCTCAAAATGTTCGTGACCTTGAATAACCAACACATTATACTTGTTTATCTTCTCTTGTCCTTTTACTAATTCGGTAACCTCTCTACCTTTTTGGATTTCTAGAATACGAAATTTTTGACCCTTCTTATGATATTCTGATGTATATCCTGAAATCTCAATATGAATAAAGTCGTTTGTATGAATACCCATCAAGTTTTGACTATAGAGTTCAGTAATCTCTCCAAACTCTGGATGAACAACATGTTCAACTCTCTTAATATCATCACTAATAAACATACCAGCTACATCATCGAGTTTATACGAAGATAGAATAAATTCGCGTCGAAAACTAGCATACATATCCACTTGCAAACGTCCAGTCATCTTAAAATACCGCAAATCATATTCACCACTAGCAATAGCAATCTTTGTAGTTTCAATATCATATTTTCCAGGATCATCGCGTTTCGGTTTTGCTGACATCTCTCCAATTTTTCTAGAAAGCATCATAAAATCATGAACACATTCATTTTCTTCTGCACGCCGAAACATAAATTCATAATCAAAACCAAAGATGTTATAACCGATAATAATATCCGGATTTTCTTGTTGAATAAGTTCTGCCCAACGCAGTAAAAGTGTCTTCTCATCTTCTACGGGTTCTATAACTGCACCTTCCACAGGCTCACAGGAACCTAGAACAACACATTGGCTTAAATAGGGTTCTTGCTCACCATATTTTAAAAATGTAGAACCAATAAAGGTAACCTTATCACCTTCCAGTCTGGGAAACAAACGAGTAAGAACATCATTTGTTATCTGGATTTTCTCATCTCTAGCAAGACGTTTTGGGTCATCTTTATTTGTTGAGAAATTCATCAATATATCTAGAATTTTTTCAACAGATACCTTTTTCTGTGCCTTTTTTTGGAACAATTTTGGTGAGTCGTCCTCATCATCCTCATCATTTTGAACATTTTCATCATCCACAGCTAAAATTTCATCTGAAACATTCTCACTAGCTGCTTGATTCTGTGCCTCGTTCATATTCTCAAACATATCATCGATTCGAAGCAACGCTGAATTATCCTCTTCTGTGTTTGCGTTTTTTGCGTTTTCGATGGTCTCCTCCATCAAAATTTTTATAAGATGTTTTACTCGTTCTTTCGATGGTATAACCTTAGGATATACCACATCAATATCTTGAAAACTATCATAACCAAATGCAGTCATAATAATCTTTTGTAGAAGCATTTTACCTTTTGCTTCCTCCAAAAACTGTGCTTGCTTTGTAAAAGTATCTACCACGTTCATAGCCAACCTCTTATACGTTTTTACAGGAATAGGAAAATCACCATGGCTACTACTTGCCTCAATATCAAAACTACAGATCTTAAATGGAACACGATCCATCTTAGTAGGTTCTGGTGTAATAGCAGAAAGTGGGCAAATATACTCAAATGTACAAGTAGTTGTTTGTACTGATGGCTTAATTACCTTATTCAAATAAAAGGAAATCCATCCACTAGGACTCACATTATGAATATGGAAATATCGTAGAAGAGGTGGTATATTTCCACTTTCATACAATTCTAGAGAAATTCCTTGAAAGAAGAACTTAATACGCTTACGCTCTTGCTGTGCAGGATTCGCTTTATTTGCAACATAGGTATACCAAAGATTTTTTACTTTATTCATAACCTCAGTATTCTTAAACGTAAGTTGAACAAATTTATCCTTCTTACCAGCTGTAAACCCATACAACTTATTATACTCTACAATCTTAGAAGAAACTATAGATTCTCGATATTTCTTATCGATCTTAGAATGGATTTCACGAAGAAGTTGTGCTGCATCATAGTTTGTCCAGTTATTTCCAACTCGTATGAAGAAGAAGGGTTGGAAATCTTTGATATAGATACAACATGTTTCACCAGATTCGTTAACGCCAAACATTTGTATTACAAATACTTTATTATCTATTCTACGTTGAAATTTAGGAATTTCATTATCTGAACCCGAACTAGAATCATCTTGGGCTTCGATTTCATCATAGGCATTAAAATCAAAAAGGCGAAAATACTTTTTCACCATAGGCTTCTTGACTACCCTTTTCTTAATTGTAGTCTCGTTCATTTTAATTATAAATGATGTTAGGTTTATTTCGTTTGACATAAATAATTGTCTTCACTATTTATTTCAATTTTTCGAGAGAATTTCATGCGACCCTTCTTTCTTTTTTTTTATTTTACAATTATTGTTTTCTTTTCTTTTGCGTCTTATTGTTTTTTCCACCGAATAAGCGATTTAAAAAGTTGGGGTGGGAGCGTTCGGATTTTAAATTCGTTTTTGTCGAAAACCAACTTTGTAAACTATCAGCTGTTCTATCACCTTGAAAATAATGTAATTTCCCACCATGTATCTTAAATACTGTAGGATAACCATTTGCGGTTAATTTTTCTCCCATTAATCTACTATTAATCCTATTTATTTTTTCATCTTTTGCTTTATCATTATCTTCAATCTCAACAAATTTATACGATCCCCTTTTATAAGAAGGAGTTTTCATAATATTCGATTTCATTTTTCTCCACTCCGGTTTTAAAGCTTGACAGTGACCGCACCAATTTGCATAAATTAATCCAATTGTAATAATACCATCTGTAATACGATTTTTTCTTGAGTGTTTATTCAAATTCTTTCTAGTAAACTTATACATATATATATTATTCTAAGATATTCTTTGACTAAATAGATTATTCAAATTCTTTTTCCTAGTTATTATATATAAACTAGAATCAACCTTTATGAAAAATATAAGATTATTGTTTTTGCTATTTTTGATTATTACGTTTTTAGCAGGATTGAATTGGATTTTCAATTCTAGTCCTAAAGAAAATTATGATGATCCAAAGGAAAACAGGGATTCTAATTGTCCCGATATGTTAATTCATAAAGGAAACGTGTTATTATTATATAACTCAAAAAAACCAACAGATGAAAACAATCCAATTCCCTTTGCGAATTTAGATGAATACATCTATTATTTAGAAGCACAACGAAAAGCTGGAAACTCTTGTCCTGTTCTTTATTTGAAAGAAGAAACAAACGCACAGGGTGAAGATGTGTATCGTATTCGTCCTAGTCCTTTCGATTTGCAAGGAGGTTTGCCTAGTATTTCAAACACACATAAAAATTATTCTCCTCCCCCGCCTACAATAACAGATATAAATAATTCTACGTTATCAACACAAATCCCTGTAAACATAACACCTATTAATGTAGTAGATGCTACTCGTGAAAATAATCCATATAATGCAGGTAATTATGCTAGCTTTGACCCAACAAGTCAATATATAGGAGTATTTACAAATTTAGATGATATTCATAACTCAACAAAACAAGATAAAATAAGTGATAATCCTATGGATCCGAATTGGGGTGGGGTAGAATATACACAAAAAATGATCGATACTGGAAAATATGAAGAAAACAACGTAAACAAACCCATGTTGTTTCAACCCAAAACCGCATTTATGCCAATAGATTCAAACCGTCCTCCACCCAAGGATATTATGTAAGTTCCAAATAATATCAAATTGTAGTAGGTGTATCTATTAAAAACTTACGAATATTTTCAATCGACGATTTACTAATCTTACGTGATTTTCCATTTGATGATTCACATGCTATACCATCTAAGCATAGGGGATTCTGGTTTAAAGCTTCAATAAGTTTTGGAAATGTTCCGAATTGTTTCATAATAGTAATTGCAGTAACAGAACTTATTCCGGGAATTTGACATAATATAATTTCACCTATGTTTTCAGGAGTGATATTATCTTTTTTTACTTTCTTTACAAAATTACAATAATTCGGTTGTGTAGGTTCTACGGTATTTACTGGTGTTTCAGATATAGTATTTTCTATTGATGATTCGTTATTCATATCAAAGGAATTGAATCGACTCATTATTTCAGGATTCAAGTTTGGTAAATAAGTTTTACTTTTACCCTCAACTTTACGAAACATATGCAAAAATGGCGTAGTATAATAGTAAGGTGTTTTATTCTTTTCAAATTCACGATCTAATTTATCTGCCATATAAAGCATCCATTCCGCCGTTTCTTGCATAGAAGATGATCTATAAATACTAAACCCTTTAAAAAAACTTAGTGTAGTCATCGATGAATAAATAATTCTTTTATCCTTAGGATTATGCAGTTGCGAAAACATGCCTTCTAATAAATAGAATATAGAATGAGGAGGCAGTCCACTTGTATTTAAAAGACGATGAGATTGTTCCTCATATCGGCCATCTTTAATAGATGCTAATAAATCTGCGAAAGATTTACGTTCTATTAATAGAATATCCTGAAAGTCATCAGATTGAAACAATATATCCCCTATTTTTAATTCCTCTTTTACTAATGTTAAATTAAATGGAACCGTTTGTTTCGATAGCATTTCTGCTGATTTTTCATAAAGGCCGTGTTCCCGTTTATCAATTATAATCCGCATAAATAATATAATGTGTATATTAACATTATATTGTTTGAAAATATTAATTAACAAAAGTGTTTAACGTGTTCCACCAATATGGAAATATGTATTGGGTCTGTAAGTAGATCCAATAGGACGAGAAATGCTGGCTAAGGGTGTCTTTGTAAATTGTAAGCATTTTAAACTAGCGCAGGGTTTCTTTCCCTCGGGGTTGCATGATTGGAAAGCGATTGACGACCAAGAATCACGGCCAACTTGGTAAGGGAAACCCGCTTTCTTACTTCCGCCACCTTGATTTGCTACAGTAAATACGTTGCTTCCCATTTGAGAACGATTACTGCCATTAAAAGCTCTAGAAGGAATAGGTGCCATATTCTTAGGTATATATTTACTAAATATTTTTTTATAAACCTGCAATAATAATAAAAAAAGAATATAGAAAATTGATTCCATTGTATATTAGTTCAATATTCATTTTATTTTTAAAATAACATGAATATGGATGATGATATTCGTGTTGAGAATGGCGCAAATGGATCTGAAATCTATGTTTTTGATCCATACAATCCCCTAAATAAATCGATTACAGAATATAACATCACACAGATATTAAAAAATTACGGCTTAGATGTAGAAATTCATAATTTTGAACTTTATAAACGATCCTTTATTCATCGGTCTTATATAAAACGTCCAAATATAGAAAACGAGCAAAATGCTATTGTTATAGCACCTAAACCAGAGGATTGTTTGCCGTTATATACAAAATCAAATGAACGCTTAGAATTTGTTGGAGATGGAGTTCTAGAATGTATCACTAAATATTATTTGTATCGTCGTTTCCCTAAAGAAAATGAGGGGTTTATGACTGAAAAAAAAATTGCGCTAGTAAAAAATGAGGCGATTGGAAAAATTGCCTATGAAATGGGACTACATAATTGGTTCATTTTATCAAAACATGCCGAATCAAAACAGACGCGAACAAATCTAAAGAAGCTTGGATGTCTATTCGAGTCGTTTATTGGGGCAATATTTTTAGATTGTAATAAGATAGAGGTGAAAGATGAAGATGGTTGGTTTAAAGATGTGTTTTTGACAGGCCCAGGCTTCCAAATGGTGCAGATTTTTGTAGAAAATGTATTTGAAAAGCATGTGGATTGGATAAGCCTTATTAAAAACGATGATAATTTTAAAAATATTTTGCAAGTAAAAATACAGAAAGAGTTTAAAGTCACACCGCATTATATGGAAGTAGAACAACATAATATTGAAATTGGATATCATATGGGCGTATATTTGTGTCTAGGTCAACCCGTTCATAGTGTAGATCATACAAAATCAATTTCTATTTCTAAATTTGCTTCGTATAATGAAATACACCAATATATGTCAGAATATGGAAAGATATTCTTGTTTTTAGGTGAGGGTAAACACAAAATTAAGAAGAAGGCTGAGCAAATCGCTTGCGATGAAGCCATCCGACAATTAAATGGATTCTAGAAAGTTAAAGAGTCGTCGATTTAGTTTCCGTGTTCATATTTCTTATAAAAATCTGTTTTTATATGAGGTTCTTCTCCTCCAATTTCTTCGTCTGGTAAAGTATATGGAACAAATTCCATTTTTTGACATACATATGGAAAACCAACTTGATCTTCTGTAGTGAATTTTAATGTTTGTAGGTACCAATTATTTAAAAACTTTGTTACAAATTCATCTTTATTTAAAAATGCAATAAAGCATGTTACCCATACGCCGTAATGTTTTCTTGTAGGATCTATTTTTTTAAAATAAAAATTATCAAAACCTTCATCAATGTATGAATTATATTGGTGTACAATATCCTGAAAGGGTTGCTCTTGATTGTTCCAAAATGTAGAACTGTATCGGTTTGATTTACGAGATTCTAAGACTTCTTCTAATAATAAACCGTTCCACCATTCATGATTCCATCCTATTATTTTATGTTTATTTATTTTTGTAAGTATCCATTCACTTGTTTTGGGATTTGTTATTTCTAATGTACCATCCAACCAGATTACTATATCGTAGTCTTTTAACCTAGGTATATTTTGAAATGCCTGTTTATAGTATTTTGCTTTATTAAAGGAGTGTTTATTATTTGTAAAAGAATTAACATAAGAATCCGTATCTAAAGGTGATTTATTTTCTAAATGATATGGCGTTGTATCAATTACCCAACCATTACTTATCATGTTTTTATTATCTGTGAAACAGATAAAATCCGTCGGAACTGTTTGTTCTACAAATTTTTTACATGTGGTTTCATAATTCCCGTAAATGGCTGTTATGAAACAAATTTTGGCGACCATTTTAGTATGTGATTATAAATAGAAATATTAAAGTAAACGTAATTAATTTTTTGATATTGTATTTGCAGTTGTAATTATTGTAAATATATTTTTTGTTACTGCATATTTAGGAATATATTAAAATATGTTATAGAATGTCGATTATACAACCAACATTAACTCCAGATCAAATTACTGAAATTACGAATTACATAAATAAGTATAGAAGTTTACATCAAGCACCTCCCTTAGTTTGGGATAGCACAATTCAATCCTTTTCGCAAGATTGGTCTTACTATTTATCAAATAACAATTTATTTCAACATAGCGGTACAAATTTATATGGTGAAAATTTGGCATATTTCCAAGGGTACGGAACGGATGTTATGACATTATTAAAATTATCGGTCGATGCTTGGTATAATGAAATATCCTCTTATGATTTTAAAAACCCCGGGTTTTCTGAATCAACTGGACATTTTACGTGTCTTGTTTGGGTATCTAGTTCAACTTATTCTATGGGAATTTCTATTAATACAAGTAATGGTTCAGCAGATATTACTATGAACACAAGTCCTCCAGGAAATGTACAGGGTGAATATAAATTGAATGTGTTACCAATTTTAAGTCCCATTCCAAGTCCAAGTCCTAGTCCAGGTCCTAATCCTATTCCTAGTCCTATTCCTAGTCCTATTCCTAGTCCCACTCCCAGTCCTCCAACTCCAAGTCCAGGTCCTACTCCAAGTCCAGTATCAAATAGATCAAATATTTTAAAAATTATAAATGACTTGAATAATGTTATTTATTCTATGAGTAAACGCCAACCAAAATATTTTATTATTAATTATTTAAACGGAATTATAACAGAGTTAACAAGATTAAATATTCCAAATTCAGATGTTTTAATTACAACGTTAAATAATGTTCTTCACAGTATAAATCGACTAGGTTATTCAAGAGTAGTAATTGCGTCATTAAATAATATTATCTATCAATTAAAACAATTGTTGTAATTCATTAGATAGTGATTGTAATTACAACGCAAATAAATCAACTGCATCTTTTAGCAAAGATTCAAAGTGTTATATATGAAATATAAAACTTTGGACGCACTATCTTTACTCGTAACAATTTTATTTTTATGGATTTTCTATCAGATTTTTTTTTCTGAAGATAAAATCTATTCGCTCAAAAATTATGATTTGAATAAAGATGGGTTTTTTATCTATCCTTGTGTTTTAAAAAATGATGAAATAAATAAGGTAACCAATTATTGTAAATCAGGTGAATATAAAAAAACAAAGGATTATTTACTAAATCATCCAGCTCTTAAACATATTATTAATTCTATATCACCAGACTATGTTTTCCAAGATTATATATGGATTATTGAAAAATCATCTGTGCATACATGTCATAGAGATAATAACGGTGATTTTTTTAATGAAGGACAGAAACATCCATCTTATACCATGTTAGTATATTTGGAGGACATGGATAAATGTTTGGGTGTTATACCTGAAAGTCATAAGGATAAATATTCTTATTTCTTTAATTTAACAGGTAATTTAACAAATTTGCTTTGTAAAAAAGGTGATGTAATTTTATTTAATGCCAATTTAATTCATGTTGGAACTCTTACAAAAAAACACGATAACTTAAGAGTACAATTAAAGGTAACCCATAAAGAAGATATTGAAAAAATCTCCTATTATCAAAATTTTAATAAGATTTTAAACAAGGATAATGAATTACCGTTTGAACTTAGAAAGGCACAAAGAAATGTATCATGCATGTTTCCTGGAATATCTAATTTAACTCAATCTGAGAATATAAGAACATCAAGAGGAAGTGATAATGGTGTGGATATAGGTTATCTACAGCAATTATTTTCTTATATTTTTTATGGGGATGCTGAATTTTACGATTTGCCGAATGTGTTTTAGTTAATTATTTAACGTAAGTATGCAGTCTTCACCACCATTTGCCTTAATTTTAAATAAATCCAAATTCGGATGATATTCAACTATTCTCATAGTTCCAGTTTGATAATAATCTACCGGATCACCATGGATCCAATCATTATAATCCCCCAACGTAATATTATTTGTATCATTTTTAAATATAAAATCTTCATAATCAAGCCCTTTCTTTTTAAATTCCATAGACCTAGATTCATCTGTATTTTTCAAATTAAATAAAACCGGTTTAAAATGATTTATTACTCGTTGTGAATAGACACCCATATTCATAGAATAAAGTTTATGTATTTTAATTGTGGATGCATTTGTTAAATCAATAGAATTTAATTTCTTATAAAAATCATTACCAATTTTACATGTATCATGCATATAAAAATAATATTCATCAATATTATCCGAAAAAAGTTCAGATAAAGAAATTAGTCCTGTAAAATCTATACTATTATGATTGCATCTTATTATTGTAAATCCATCCACTTTTTCGGTTTCATAAGTTTTTAAGTCATAATAACCACCGATAAATACTATGATTTCAAAATCTTTAAACTCTTCTGGTATTTTCATACTTTCTAAAAGATGAGGTAATGCTCGATAGCTTCTTATATGCGAATTTATTACAATTTTCATATAATATATGGTGTTTTATATTTTAGTTGTATAAACGAAAGAAATCTAAATAGGGTTCCTTTATAGAATATATTTTGTGTAAATATAGTATATCGTTCATGGAAAAAATAGAAATACCTTCTTTAGTCACACTTGAAAATAAACCTATTTTATCAGAGAAACCTATTGTAAAAATAAATTTTCAAGGGGTGAAACCTATTGAGAATGAAGAGGGAAAACAAGAGAAAACTGTGGTTAAAATTGTGAATAAAAGAAAAGGTCCACAATATAGAGAAGATGTATTAAACAGATTATTATCAAATAATATACCTACAGGCTATGCTCTAATCGCAACAGAATTAAAACAACAAAAGCGGGTTCTAATAACCGAAGAAAAGGAAAAGGAGGAAGAACCACGTAAATTAGAAAAGAAATTAGTAATTCGTAATGTTGAATTTAAATTACCGGAAAAGAGGGTAGAAAAAGAACCTAAAGAAAATGAACCTAAAGAAAAAGAATCTGTAGTAGAACCAAAGGATATAGAAAAAATAAATAAACCTGAGGAAGAGGAATTAGATCAAGAATTAGAAGAAGAAGGTTTAAGAAGATTAGTAGAAGCTACTGAAAAAACAGCGGAAGTAGTTGAAGAAAAAACAGAAAAACCAAAACGTGGTAGAAAACCAAAAAATAAGGGCGAAGTTGAAGTAAATGTAGATTTAACAACCGCTGTTATTAATAATATGAATGTAAAAGATCGCTTACCTAAAGAACGTGAAAAGAGAATATTAACAACGTCTACTTTCTACATGAATAATCGTAAAATATTTATTCAAAAATTAGCGGAATTGTTCAAAAATTATAGATTAGATTTACAGAAAAATGAGGATATGATCTCGTGTGATAATCGTTCTCAAAACGATGAGTTTGATTTATTAACCCATCAAAAAGTTATAATCGATTATTTAAATTTATATACGCCGTATAGAGGATTATTGCTTTACCACGGATTAGGTACAGGCAAAACTTGTAGTTCAATTGCAATTGCTGAGGGTATGAAAACAGATAAGCGTGTATTTGTTTTAACACCCGCATCATTAAAAATGAATTTTTTTAGTGAGATGAAAAAATGCGGTGATGATTTATATAAAAAGAATCAATATTGGGATTTTGTTTCTATTGAAGGGAAACCAGATTATGTTCCAATTCTTTCAAAAGCACTTTCTCTTTCTACAGATTATATTAAAAAACATAAAGGTGCATGGATGGTGAATATTACAAAAGAACCCAATTATACAGAGTTAGCCACAGAAGACCAAAAAACATTAGATGAGCAGTTGAATGAAATGATACGTACAAAATATACAGATATCAACTATAATGGTTTAAATATGAATAAATTAAATTTATTATCCGGCGACCAAACACATAACCCATTTGATAACTCAGTAGTAGTTATTGACGAGGCTCATAATTTTGTGAGTCGTATTGTAAATAAAGTAAAACAGAATAAAACAAAAACAATCGCATACATTCTCTACGAATATTTAATGAGTGCTAAAAATGCAAGAATTGTACTATTATCAGGAACACCAATTATTAATTATCCAAATGAAATAGGTATTTTATTTAATATTCTACGTGGATACATAAAGGCATGGGCATTTACAATTAATGTAAAAACAACGGATAAGATTTCCACAGAGACTATTTTATCTATGTTTGAAAAAGAAAATTTGAGAACTTTCGACTTTGTCGAATATAACGGGAATGTATTAACTGTTACAAGAAACCCATTTGGTTTTATAAATACAAAAAAACGTGGAGCTGTAAAGGGAACGCAGCGTGCTCCAAAAAAAGAGGGTGGAGCCAAAAAAACAGCGAAACGGGCAAATAAATCAAAACCACATAAAAAAGAACATGAGAAAATAAAAATAGGAGATACAGAAGAATTAGAAGACGTAGAAGATATTGCCGGCGAAAATTATCGTGTTCCGCAAGATTTATACGAAGGAGGCGGTGTATTTGATAAATATAATGGTGTTAAATTAGATGATACAGGTAATATAAGCGACTTTGATTTTCAAGAAAAGATCTTAAGTATTTTGAAAAAAAATAGTCTCGAGGTACAAAAGGGTTCTATTAAAGTAACGAATTATAAAGCATTACCTGATGACCCCGATTCTTTTTTTAATTCGTTTATTAATTCAGAGACAGGAGAAGTAAAAAACATTAATTTATTCCAAAGACGTATATTAGGGTTAACCTCTTATTTCCGTAGTGCACAAGAACAACTATTACCAAGTTTTGTAAAAACAGATAAGGGAGATCTATATCATATTGTAAAAACGGATATGAGTCCACATCAATTTGGTATTTATGAAAAGATACGCAAAGTGGAGGCAGATAAGGAATCGAAAAATAAGAAACGTAAATTGAAAGCAAAAACTAAAGAGGAACTTTATGAAATATCTTCGACCTATCGTATTTTTTCAAGAGCTGCTTGCAATTTTACGTTTCCGTCAAGTATTGAACGCCCGGTGCCAGATATAAAAGGAGATAATGATATTAATGAAAACATTTTTGATGTAGTGCCGCTTCCGGAACGTAAATTTACAGATTCTTATGCTAGTGTAGATGATGAAGAAAATAAAGAAGAGGAGGCTGAAGAAATCACAGAAGCAGAAAAATCTAAATATGAGGCTCGTATTCAAAAGGCATTAGAAGATGTTAGTGTCATCGACGAATCCACAAAAAAGAGTAAATATTTATCCAAAGAAACGTTAAAAACATATAGTCCCAAATTTTTGAAAGTATTGGAAAATCTCTTGGATGAAGAGAATAAAGGTTTACATTTATTATATAGTCATTTCAGAACTATCGAAGGAATCGGAATATTAAAATTAATTTTAGAAGCAAACGGATTAGCAGAGTTTAAAATAAAAAAATCCGGAGATAGTTGGGAAGTTGTTGAAAATGAAGATGACGCAGCAAAACCCCGATTTGTGTTGTACACAGGTACTGAAACTGCTGAAGAAAAAGAGATTATTCGTAATATTTATAATAGTGCTTGGGAATTTGTACCTGCAGGAATCGTAAGTAAAATTCAAGAGCGTTCTGAAAATAATTTTATGGGTGAAATTATTAAAATATTTATGATTACATCGTCAGGTGCGGAAGGTATCAATTTGAGAAATACACGTTTTGTGCATATTATTGAACCTTATTGGCATATGGTTCGTATAGACCAAGTCGTTGGACGAGCACGCCGTATTTGCAGTCATCAAGATTTACCAGACGATATGCGCACAGTAAAGGTATTTTTATACATTACTGGATTTAGTGAACAACAAAAAACAGATGAGAATAATATTGAATTGCGTATTCGTGATTTAAGTAGAATTGATGGAAAAACACCAGTAACCACAGATGAAACACTTTTTGAAATGGCAAGTATTAAACAAAAGACAAATAATCAAATATTGAAAGCTGTAAAGGAAACTTCTATTGATTGTCAACTCTATTCCAATATATCTAAAAAATCCAAGGATAATGAAAATCTTGTATGTTTTGGATTCGGTAAAATTGAATCCAATCAATTTTCGTCTTATCCTTCTTTTGAAAATGATCGTTCTACAAAAGAAGGGTTAGATGTTGAAAAAATAAAATGGAAAGCGAGAGAAATTAAAGAGGATGGTGTTAGATATGCCTTGAATGAAAACACCATGGAGGTTTATGACTTTGAAAGTTATCAAAAGGCTCTGGAATTAGGAACAGATTTAGTATTGGTGGGTAAATTAGTAAAAGATAAACAAGGTAAATATGTAATCCAACGTATTTAGAAAAATGTTTTCGTAATATATAATGACGAAAACATTAAAGAAACGACCACATAAATGGTCACTTAAATATAAAAAGTCTATTAATTGCAAACGACCCAAAGGGTTCTCTCAACGACAACATTGCAAATATGGAAGAAATAAAACAAGAAAAATTAGACATTAATCTATTTCTACACCATTAATTGGCAAAGACATATTTCGTTGCATAAAAAATTTCGCGTTTTCTCCACAATTCTCTTCTTGTTGACGAATCTTATAAGCATATTCATATTCTATTTCCCCGTTGTTTATTTTTATAAATTTACCACATTTACCATAATATTCTTGTAATTCATATTTACCACCGTGAAAGGAAGGTATAAAATAATTACAATTTTTACATAATGGTTTTAGTCTATAAGCACTCACTAAATAAATTAAACCATATAAAAAAAAAATTTGTTTCATATGGTTAATAGAAGTACTTTGTTTTTATGTTTTTTAATAAAATACAATTAGTTAAAAGTTCTAGGTTTGAAAGGAACGGCTACTATAGAATAATATAAAGTATCTACATTATCAGTAACTGTAACAACCTTTCCATCTCTAAATGTGATAGTAACATATCCATTTATAACAGCGGTTCCATCAGTATTATTATGAGGTTGTGTATAATTGATAGATGCAACTGTATCTGGATCATAAGTATTACCGTCTTGATCGATGTAGGGAACATTCCCTTCTGCGTCTGTAAATAAACAGAGATTGGGTGTGCAACCGGTTTGTAAAATAGAATTAATAGATTCTACAAGTGAAATGTAAGTGACAAGAGTTAACGACATGTTATAACCAATCATGAGATTTTTTTTCTAAATATATTTTAATAAATGTCTATTCCAATTCGTTATATTCCAACTTTTTTATCTAGAGCTGATACCAAAAAACAAAAGAAAAATATACTGAAGTCACGTAAATTGTATAAAAAAGGAATTTATTATCAACGTCCTAAAGTGGCATCCTTTCAATCTAAAAAATCACCACATGTGAAAAACGCTGAGAAATTATATAAAATTAATCATGTTTTACCAGATGAAGAACTTGCTAGAAAAACTCGTTGTTCTCGAAAAGCTTTAGAGAAAATAGTAAATAAAGGACGTGGCGCTTATTATTCAAGTGGGTCTCGTCCAAATCAAACCGCCGAATCTTGGGGTCGTGGTAGATTAGCGAGTGTTATAACAGGTGGACCTTCAAGTATTATAGATTATCATATTTTAAATGAAGGTTGTGAGAAAACAAGTCCAGTATTAAAATTGGCGACACGTCGTTGTAAAAAAGAAGGTCGCTGTAAAAAATATACCCTGCGTTTAAAATAGAAAAATATGTATTAATACAAATAAAATATAAAAACAAACGCATATTAGTTTTTATATTTGAGTGAAATGAACGAAGAAAATAACGTTTTAACCATTAAAACTGTTCAAATTCAACCCATTAGAAACATGATTACTGCGATTAAGGATATTTTGACGGATGCTACTATTACGTATACAAAAGATGGAATGAAAATCATTAATTTTGATAAGACGCATACTATTTTAGTAAACGTGATATTAAATTCGCATAAATTTGAGCAGTATTCTTGTGATCCAGATAAGATTATTGTTTGTGCAAATACACTTCATTTATTTAAGGTTATTTCTACTATGTCGAATGATGATACGTTGTCGATGTATATTGATAAGGGTGATTATCATGATGGAATTGTCTCGCATTTAGGTCTTCAATATGATAATGGCGATATTAAACAGTGCTATAGCCAAAAACTCAGATTGATTGAACCTGATATGGAAGAATTGATTGTTCCAGACGTAGAGTATTCTACTGTGATTAATTTGCCTACTTCGGATTTTCAAAAGATTATTCGTGATTTAAACGGCGTTTCGGATCGTGTTGAAATTAAGTCGGTTGGAAATGATTTGATCTTTTCATGTGATGGTAATTTTGCAAGTTCACGTATCTATAGATCGGAATCCGATGGTAATATGGAGTTTATTCAGAAGTCAGATGCATCGGTTATTATCCAAGGTGAATTTTCCCTAAAGTCTTTATCCCATTTTATTAAATGCACCCCGTTATGTTCTCATTTAGAGATGTATTTGGGAAATGATTTACCGTTGATTGTTAAGTATGATGTAGCATCACTTGGTGAGATTAAATTATGTTTGGCACCGTTACCACCTGCCTAATGTTTTCTATTTTTTTTAGAAGACTTTCTTGATTTTTTTTTAGTTAATGTCTTTCTTTTACCCCCTTTAACTGTTTTTAAAACGGTGCTTATTCTATAAGGAGGATTTGATTTATTTTGACGAAGACGCATTATTAATTTTTTATTATCTGTTGTTCTTGTAGGTTTATTTATAAGAGAATCTTTATCAATTACTATTTTTACAATTTCGGTTATTTCTCCTTTCTGTGACGCTGGCGATGATGGTTCGTTTTGTAGAATTAGCGCTTTCTCATTTTGTGGAATTGGTTGTTGCTGTAGTTGTGTTGTTGTAATTTTAGTGTTCGCATTTTCTTTTATCTCTCTTAACCTATTGAAAAATCTTTCTAAATTAACTATTGAATCTTTACTGATAGAATTATTTTTAATACTGTCGTTTAATACTTCTTCCGGAGTTTTGGCAGGAGTTCCGTCTGGTTGTTTCGCTTTTTCGTCAATTAACTTAGACATATTATTATAGAAAGTCGGAAGGTTGTTCTCATTATTCGCCATACAGATAATTGCTATTCTAATAATTTCATTTATATTAGGACAATCAAACAAGCTGCATGCTATATCTTTAAAAATCCCACTATTTTTTTCTACTCCAGTTTTAACATCACTAGCTATTAAATGTAAAATATTAGAATTATAGCCATACCTGTCTCTAAGAGTAAAGAGTTTATAACCTGCTTCACTTTCTAAGTAAGATATTAATTTTTTGCAATATTCTGTAGAGAGACTGTCGCCATTATTCTTATCCCTAATACTTTTGTGAATATCTACAAGTTTTTTTAATACATTTTCATAATCAGTTAAAGAAATGACATTATCAGGAATCAAATTAGCAAAAAAACTCATTATACATTAACAATATAAAAAACACTAAACCTTTTATGTTATTAGGTTAAAAAATAACATAAAAAATTGATTAAAAAGTTATCAAAAAAAGAATCGATAAACAAAACCAACTATGGAGAAAAAGACAGTAGCGAAGGATCAGCATCTTTACGATACCCAGAAGGATAAGGCTAAATTTTCTAGTCGTGAGGAGGAAGATGTTTGGGCAGCTACCCAAAATGCACCCTGTGGAAAATGTGGAGCAATTCATCCTCTTTCTTACTACCCTGGGAATACATGCGGTAACGACGGATTTTACAAGGACGGACTTCGTCGTAGACGTCTAGAGTGTGAAGCCTGCAGAAAGAAGGGTTCAGAAGGAAAGGCAAAGGCGGTTGCTCTAGCCAAGACTCTCAATATTCCTTACAAGGCACCTGAGGGAACATGCTGTGCGAAGTGCAAGAAACCACCTAAGGTTGGAAATGGTCTTGTGTTTGACCATTGCCATACTAGAGATGTGTTTCGTGGATATCTCTGCGATTCTTGCAACCGCAGTATCGGAGTACTAGGTGATAATGTTAAGGGTTTAATTGAAACCATTAACTATTTGTTGAAGTCTGAGCCAACTGCTATCGTTCAAGGAGAGGATGGACTGTTGTACACCGTAGATTAAAAAAAATAGATTTTGATTGTATAGATAATAATAAAGTCCCTTTTTTATTCCAGAATCAATTCATTTTGAAGGACCAGATCTTGTACAGAGAGTTCTGATAAAATTCTGTGTTTGGATAGCTTGTAATACTTTTCTAGAATCTCTATACCAATAAATTTTCGATTGGTTCGAATGCAACCAATTCCAGTTGTACCTGAACCCATCGTATTATCTAAAACTGTATTACCTTCATTCGAATATGTCCGAATCAAATATTCAATCAATTTCACAGGTTTCTGTGTTTCATGAATCGTATCATATTCAATATCAAACTCAATAAGTTCATTCGGATAATTCGTAAATTTCTGAGAATATTCGGTGTTGCTAATCAACTTATTATTCGGTCCTAGATGATGTGCCTGATTCAACATTTTTCCAATACGTTTTTCTGAATTCTTCTTTTTAATATCTACCGAAACCAGTCCTTGTGGGTTATATGTCATGTTTCCCTTTTCTCTAGAAGCCGCTGCAGCTCCACCTATTGAAAACACACAAATATCCTCTGTGCATTTCATAGGTCTGTAGTTTGCTAATAGAAACTGAGTTGTTTTATTCTTTTTCCAAATCAAATTGTATTTGAACCATTCATAATTTGATGATACCAACATGCTTGTAAAAGGCTGTTGCCCAAACAGTAAAATAACGCCATGTGGCTTCTTAATCACCCGCTTATATTGTTTCCATAGTTCTTTTAGATCTATAATTGTATCCCATTTACATTTCGTAGTTCCATAAGGTAAATCACATAGAATTAAATCTACACTTTCATCTGGGATAAGAGACATCTTTTCTAGACAGTCGCCGTAATATAGTTTAATGTTTTCACTTATGTGGTCATGTGTAGTTTCTTTACTAATTTCTTCGGCACGCTTTTTATCAGCCTCTTCTTTTAACTCTTTCTTATCTAGTTTTTTTTCGGTGAGTTTAAATTCACCCTCACGTATGACTAATTTCTTTTGAGCCATTTCTGTTTTAACAGTTGATTGATTAATATTTTCTTTGGCTTGTAAAATCAATTTTTTTACCATCTAATATAATTAAAGGATTTATGTTTATTTCATTTTTTACAAATAAAAAATACAGTAAATATACAGAATAAATCTATGCTTCTAAATAGTAATAACCTTCTGGTTCTGTGCGATTACACAACCCAACTTTTCTGTCTTTAATAGATCTTTGATTCTTGTATACACGATCGGAAGATTTTTCTGTGAAGCATACTTAGAATACTGTTTACATAAGACAGCTCCATGAGTAACAATCTTCGCCAATTGTTTTTTATCCAATTTCTTATCAGTAGGAACAATAGCAACAACATGTTCGGATGGCAAATTATCTACATGGAACCAAATATCATCAGGTTGGGAAGAATCAATAAGGTCAGAATTTTCTTGAGCATTTCCGCCAATTTTAAAAACAATTTCTGCCTTTATAGAATCGATGAACCTAGGAATTTCCTTCATAGTTTTTATGTTTGCCGATTCTATAAAATTTACAAAAGTGTTCAATTTTTTGAAGGGAACCGTCCTGCGAAGCTTTTACGGTTTCCATCTACCCCCTACCTAATAAACTCAATTGATTCTAGATTTTTTTTTTAGTGGTTCTACAACCCCTTCACAAGGTCTAAAACTATCGATTACTACTTGTGAATAAAGAATATTCTTACGAACTTCATCCTCAATATTGCCAAGTTTTTCCATCATTTCACGCAATTCCATTATTACAATTTCCTTTTCTATGGAAAAGACAAGTTGATTCGTTTCTAGTTCAATTTCTGACATCATTTTCGAGTTTTTATGAATCAATACATTCATAAAAAGAATTCAATTTTTCTGAAGGGAACCAATGGTTCCCTTCTAAACCCTCCTTAATTAGGGAAGCATCGAAAGCTTCGCCGGTCCGATACCTAAAATTCAGGTTCATGCTTCTTAAATAAACATCCCTGTTTTGATAAATTCGGTATTTGAATAATCATATTTGGGTCTTGTAAACTTGCGGTATCTAACCAAATCTTAATAATACAAAAATTCTTTTTCGGTGAAATCGTGATTCCATTAATATGTTTATTATGAGAATCATCTATACATAAAGATTCACCACATAAACCATAAAATAAATTTCGCCATACTTCAGGTACAGCCTTATTAATTACTTTATATGAAAAACATCCCCCGTTTCTATTGCGAGGATCTTCCCACATGGGCGTAATCCCATCCCTCATAACAAAGAGCATACAATTTTTAACTACGTTTTCATGAATTGATTCAGTAACAGAAATAACTTGTTCTAATGTATCTATTGAATCCATTATAATTGTATAACCAGACAAAGCCCAGTTTTTGTCGTGTGGTAAATGGTAATATAAATTCCATTTATCAAGCAGAGAATGTTGTGGGGTAGGAGTACTCACCGTATCCATAGTGATTACGCCCGTAAATTATAGATAGATTTGTTTCTAAATTGTTTTTTTGAAGTGTATTTATTTATGTTTGCGAGTTTTAGATTTTGTACCACCAATTTTTTCCCTCCGAACGCTTCTTTCTCTTGACCCAATATTTAGTTCCTCTCTTTGTTTTCTTGATTTTCCATAACGTTCCTCTCGTTGACCACTAGTTTCAAAATCCTTACCTAAACTTGGAAGGAAAACATCCGTAGTCATCGTATCTATTATTTCATCTTTACAGAAGATCAACGTATTAAAAACTATATCTAAATTGTAAATTGTTGATTTTATTGTGTCTTTTACGCTGTCATAGATGACAAAATATCCAAAATTAGATTCCTCTATTTTATGCAAAACTACACTTATTTGTTCCTTTTTACTTAATATTTCATTCAATAAATTATCAATAAAAATTTTTTTGTTTTCATTTTGCTGTTTTCATATCTTTCATTAAATTTTTAAATAGATCATAACCAGAAACTTTGTTAATATAAGTATAAATTGTTTTAATACATTTTCTATCTACACGAACATGTTTAGCTATTTTTTTCAAATAGGGCGAATAATTATCCAATATATTCGTAATAATTTTATCATATTCTTTTGACATTTTAGTTGCCTGCCTTACATACTCTCTTTCAGCTTCTTTTTTTTTGCTTCGCTTCCGAAACTCTAATATCTACAAGTATTTGTTCTTTAGTCTTTGGAATTACCATTTTATAAACTATACACAGAAAAAATTAAACGATCAAATATCCATTTTCAGTTAATAACACAGATTTATCAAATTTCAATTCAAAACTATTAATATTGTTATCCATCACCTTCAAAACATAATCCATATCAAAATGATATAACTCAGATTGATATTCCAAATACATCTTAATAAATGTAGGAGATAAGATTTGATTATTTACAAAGTAGACCGATTTATTCAAATTTATAACAATACTATTTTTCATTAAAGGATGTGTATATTCAATACTCAAGAAACTTGCGTTGCTAGGAAGAAGTGGCATCTTAAATTCCTTAAACAACCCATTATTATTATCAAAAATACGATACACATATTGCCCTCCAATTTTCATCTTTACTAGGCCCTCGATATATGAAGTGCTGTTTAATACAATAGAATCAACCGCATCGCATGTTTCATTAAAGTTCAGTTCACATATCATAGAATCATTAAAAGATTGATAAGGATTTGTCATAAAATCATAGGATTCTAAAAGTGTATATTCCTCACCAACATAACGATTCTTATCACGCTTCGATAAGATATATGTGGAGATCCAATTCGAAGAAAACGGTTCTATCTTCTTACGAATAAAAAAGGAATAAATATAATCAAAAACATAAATTGTATGATCGATTATTGTTTTCGCTACATAATTATTATCATAAAGCTGTTTATATTTTTGATTTACGTTATTCATAATCTTACTGTAACAAACAATATAGGTTAGAGCATTTGCCTTAAAAATATCAACTGTCGTCATTTTTCCTGAAATAAAAGATGTTATTGTTGTGGATTTTTCAGAAAAAGAAAGTTGAATACTATCTAGAAGTTCTCGGAGTCCGTACATAGGGATACATTATATACAAAGTTATTTTTTATATCTTTTTCTAGTTGTTTTAATACGTTTATGTTTTTTTATTGTTCTCTTTCCACCTAAGCTAGCAGATTGTGGTGATTCTTCTCGAATTTCAGTAAGTGCGATATTTCTTTCTCCTCTGGTAGTTATTCCATTTTGCTTTTTACGAATAACACTACATGTTAGATCAATAAGAATAACTTTTCGTATACCTCTACTATATAATTCATCTATTACATTTTTTAATCTAGTAATTGTAAACCCTTCACGTAATGATGCATATCTCGATTTTCCAGCGTTTGGATTTAAAGTATCCATTAAATCTTCATCATCGTTTATGTTCGAGTTTAATAAATTTAATTTCCAGTTCGAACTTTTTAATTTCACAATCTTATCATCGTAATCTTTCTTATACAATAATTTATCTTCTCTTAAATATTCTTTATTCAATACTGTGCCACTTGAATACGTTCTTATTCTGTATAAAAATTCGGGAGAATGATAATGATAAGCCATTATTTCTTCGTCATTCGTATAAAATTCGTTTTTTGAACGAATCTCTTTTGTTGTAGCGCCTGGTTGATCATCTCCTTCAACTATTTGACGTCTAATACTTTTTACCATTTCTTTCATTTGATCCTTTTTACTAGTATCTTTAAAGTCTTTTGTTGCGTTACGTACAATTTTAATAAATGGCGCTACATTTTTTGGAGGAAGAAGATTAGGAACACTAGGAGATACAGCATTTAATGCAACAATTTCCATCCCTTCGGGTATTTTAAATTTTTCTACTTCTTCTGTTAATTCCGGGTTAATAGAGTTTCTAACTTGAATATCTCCATGAGTTGTAAATACTAAAACTGCTGTTTTTTTCATTATATTATATAAAGTTATAAAAATATATATACAACCCTAATAAAAATAAATAAGAATATACTATATGCCACCGAAATTGGAAAATGGATTATTTATATTTCACCGTGATTTCAGAATAACAGATAATATTGGTCTCATCGAAGCAAGTAAATTATGTAAAAATCTATATACTTGTTTTATATTTACACCCGAACAAGTTGGTAAATCAAATGATTTTCGTTCCCAAAACGCAATACAATTCATGATAGAAAGTTTAGAAGATTTAGAATCTCAAATACAGCTAAAAAATGGTAAATTACTAATTCTTTATGGAAAACAAACCGCAATTTTAAAAGAAATTGTTCCTGAATTAAAAATTGGCGGTATCTATTTTAATAAAGATTATACTCCCTACGCAATAGAACGCGACATAGAAACAGAGGAATTATGTAAACATCTTTCTATTGATTGTCAAATGTTTTCCGATTATTATTTATATGAACCTGGTTCGATTACTACAGGAGGCAAGGCCTATAAAAAATATACACCTTTTTATTTAAAAGTTGTTCATGTTCATCCCTTAGAGCCTCAATTAAAAAAGGTTTTGAATCTAAAGAATACTAGTATATCTATAAAAAATCGCCTTTCTTTACAAGACGCTATGAATAAATTTACAACTAAAAATCCAGATAAATTAGTGGTTGGCGGAAGAACAGAAGCTATAGATCGATTAAAAAAAGCTGCTCTTCAACAAAAAAAGTATGACGAAAAACGAGATTTCTTTGTAGAGAAAACTACATTCTTATCAGCATATATTAAATTTGGATGCGTATCTGTGCGTGAGGTATATAATGTTTTTAAACGTGCTTACGGAATTAATCATGGACTCATCCGCGAATTAATTTGGAGAGAATTTTTTGCCCACGTTCTCTATTCTTATCCTGAAGTAGTAGGAAAGTCATATAACGAACGTTATCAACATTTAGATTGGACGAATTCTTCTAGTCAATTTGAGAAATGGACCAAAGGACAAACTGGATTTCCTATTGTGGATGCATGTATGAGACAATTAAATACTACTGGATACATGCATAATCGAGGACGTATGACGGTTGCATCGTTCTTAGTGAAAATATTACTAATAGATTGGCGAAAAGGAGAAAAATATTTCGCACAACAATTAACTGATTATGATATTGCATCGAATAATGGAAATTGGCAAGGAATAAGTAGCACAGGTGTAGATATGAAGCCTTATTATAGAGATATGAATCCATGGATACAATGTAATAAATTTGATAGAGATGCCGAATTTATTAAAAAATGGGTTCCTGAATTAGAATCTGTAGATGCAAAAGATATTCATAAATGGTCAATAGCGTGGGAAGACCCAAAGTACAAAGATATTAAATATCCAAAACCTATTGTGGATTATGATGAACAAAAAGAAAAGATGTTGAATATGTATAAACATGCATAGACCCTTAAAAATACTTGGACATTTGTGTTCCATGTATTGTGAAATCTAGTCGCTCATAGAAGCCAGATAATTGAGGTTTACAATCTAATATAACTTTATAACAATTATTTTCTTTGGCACTATTTGTTAATTGTTTAATTATATTTCTTGCCATTCCATGATATCTATAATCTGTTTTCACTACAATATCTTCAATATGTCCTACATATTTGCAAGAATGTATTATTTTAGGTTCATAAATTACAGTTCCTGTTCCGACAATAGTTATTTTTTCATCTAAATCTTTATAATAGCATACTTGTATTTCTCCTATTTTAGAAATTTCTATTATTCTGTTTAAAAAATCGTTGTTGGACAATTCAGATACATTAGTTAGTAAAGATAATAGTTGAATATAACTATTCTTTATTTCTTCTACATTATTTAGGTTTTCATTTATTAATTTTATTAATGATGAATATTCAAAATTAATCATTAATAGTTAAAAATATTTAATTTATCGAAAAATACGGTAAAAATCCATTTTAATTTTAGTTAAAATCTATATATGTTGAATAATTTAGTGGTTACAATTCTTGCTGCCGGAGATGGAAAACGTATGAACTCCGACATACCTAAGATTCTCCATTTATTTAAAGGGAAACCTATGTTAGTAAGAATTATAGAGGCAGCACTTTCTTTACATCCAGAAAAAATTATTATTATTACTGGAAAACATCACGTACTCATAAAAACAACATTAGAAAAATACATAGATATAAACAAAGTATGGTTTGTGAAACAAGAAAATCCATTAGGAACAGGTGATGCAATTAAAACATGTTTACCATTGTATCATAATGAGATGCGAGTATTAATATTAAATGGAGACATGCCACTTATTAATAAAACAATATTAGAGAAATTTATAGAGAATAGTTATCAAGCAAATATTTTAGTCGCTAAATTTGAGAATCCTACTGGTTATGGCAGGATTGTTTATGATAATAGAGGAGAATTTATTGGTATTGTAGAAGAAAAAGATTGCACGGAGGAACAGCGTAAAATAAATATTGTAAATTCTGGGTTATATTTAATAGAAAGTAGATTATTGAGGAAATATGTTCCTATGATTAATAATAATAACGTTCAAAATGAATATTATTTAACTGATATTGTGAAACTCATCAAACAACATACGGAATTATCTATTGATACATATTTAATAGAAGAAAGCGAAAATAAATATATTAGTGGCGTAAATACTCCACAAGAACTTGCAAAATTAGAACTTTTGTATTAAAAAACAGTAACAACTTTCGCCAAATTCTTAGGATAATCTGGATTATGTCCAAGTTCCAAAGCAATATAATAACTTAATAATTGAATATACACATTTGCTAGAATGCCGCCGTATGTGTGATTCTTGTCTATACTTAATTCAGCATACTCAGAATCACAAATACGAATAACGTCTGCTTCTCTAGCCAAAACTTCCTGATATGCGTTTTGATTTTTTGCATGATGTTCTTCATCAATATCAAAAATAATAATTGGTAATTTAGGTACGATAAGTGCAAATGTGCCATGTTTCAAAGCAGATGAGCTATATCCTTCGGAATGTATATATGCTACTTCTTTTAATTTTAATGCACCTTCCATCGCGATTGCTTGTGAACGTCCTTTCCCGAGTAAAAATATGCTCGATGCATCTTTTAATACATATGCCATATGTTTTAATTTAGATATATTCTCTTCTTCAAAAATAGTATTGATTTGGAACGATACTTTACGTAAATCCGAAATAATTCTTTTTCTTTTCTCAATATGGGTTCCTCTATTTTGAGAAAACCAAACTGCCATCATCGATAATACAATACATTGATTCGTAAATGATTTTGTAGACGCCACAGATACTTCTCTTCCTGCATTTAGATAAATACCACAATCTGTTTCTCTAGCAATTAATGAATCAATTACGTTTACAATTCCAATAGAAACCATATCATAATCCCTTGCGATTTGAATACACTGATGAAGATCTTTTGTTTCCCCAGACTGAGATAATAAAATTACTGCACATTTACCCTTTTTGGGAATATCACGTACTTGAAATTCCGCACCATCATAAATTGCTACTGTATCAAATATATCCAATTGTTTGAATATATCTAATGCCCATAATCCAGCATGATATGAGGTTCCACATCCCAAAATTAATAAATGATTTGTATCTAATAACCTTTGTTTGCAATTATCCAAACCACCTAATTTTACAGTAACATTACTTTCTATTCTTCCACCATTATTTATGGCACGATTTACAGATTGGGGTTGCTCCATTATTTCTTTAATCAACCAATGGTCATAATTAGTTGGTGCTAATTCAACAACTCCTGAAGGTTTTTCTTTCATAGAATAACGGTGAATGTTTTTATTATATGTTATTGTTCGGTCAGTTTTCGTAACTTCTATTAAATCGTGGTTATCTAGATCGATATATGTTTTACAATAGTTACCAAATGCTATATGTTCTGACGCTACCATTATAAATTCATCATCAATTCCTAATAAAAGGGGGGATCCATTTCGTATCATCCATATTTTATTTGGAAAATCCTTATGAAGAATAACGAGTGCCCAAGTTCCCGATAATTCTTCTATTGTTTTTTTAATAGCATAATCCATAGTTTCATTTTGATCTAAATATTTTCCAATCAAAACTGCAACCACCTCTGTATCTGTTTGAGATCGAAAAAAATAACCCTCTTGAATTAATGATGTTTTTAATTCGTTGTAATTTTCAATAATACCATTATGAACTAAAGCAATTCTATCTTTATTATCGTGATGCGGATGCGCATTTGTATTTGTTTTTCCACCATGTGTCGCCCAACGAGTATGACCAATAGCTAAATTTGTAGTAGATTCATTTTTTTGTGGTATTTCCGATTCTAATAAATATAGTGCGTCGTTAGTGTTTGTAGAAGCAAATTTTACTGTTTCTAAATGATTATTATTTATACTTGCTATACCGACAGAATCGTAACCTCGATTTTGTAACAATTTTAGTCCTGATAATATAAAATCTTTATAGTTGTCATTACCTAAATATCCTACTATTCCACACATCGAATAATATAGTAAGTGTATTATTATATTATTATTTTATCGCATCTAAATATCTAAAGAAATCGTATTCTTCGCTGATCCATTCTTTCTACGATTTGAACGTTTTGGCATACTTGCTCCTGTAATATCTTTCATGGAACTAATAGATATCATAGAATCATCTTCATTTACTGTTTCTACTGTTAAAGACGGTTGTTCATGGATATTTACTGTACGAGTCTTTAATCCAGCTAAAATATTATCAATATCCGTATTTTGAGGACCTCTCATTTCGGGTCTTGGTTGTGGAGGTGTTTGCATAGGACGAATAGGACGTTGAGGTTCATCTAAGCGTTCAAAACCACCATTTAATTCAGTCCCTTGCTCACGAAACATAACACCTCGTCCAGCTGCAATATCTGGTCTACTATTTACAGACTCTGTAAATACCATTCCTGGACGTTGCGGGGCAGGCATATTTTTTGTTTCGACAGGCGCTGGAGGTGGCATACCACGAGGACGATTTGCTTGTTCTTGCATTAAATTATTCGCCATAGCAAATCCAGGTGACGCCTGGCTCATACTACTTACAGTAGCATTTGTAAACATCTTCATTAATTCAGGGCTTTGTTTAATGACGTCATTAAATGCTGGAGTAGCACTAGATAATGCCTTATTCGAAAAATTTAATACAGCAGCACTAAAGCCAACACGTAATAAAAGCGAAATCTCTGGTGCTAATTTTCCTCCCTTATATTTATCATACAATTCACTAAAAATCTCTTCATAACTATCCAAATCCTCGCTAACTTGTTCTCCCCAGCCATCTAAGTTCAAATCAAATGGATTAAATGCAGCATTCGCATATTCCATAGAATTAATAAATGTCATAAACCACCATCCTTGTAATTTAACACTATCCTTCTTACGTTTATCTTCTAAAGCACTCTCATACTCATCTTCAACTTCCTCATAAGAAGAATCCATATCAAAATGAGAATTGTTTTTGATTAATCCTTTTGCGTGCCATTCCTCTAATTTCTTAATCATCAATCGCATTTTACGACGTCGTTCACGATCTGTCATTTTTATATTTGCAGTACTAGATGAAACTGGGATTTCATTCATTTTTGAAAACCCGTCCCATGTCTTTGTATTTCCAATACTTTCGCGAGTTGCTGCTCCTAAATTTGAGTCAGATTGTTCAGCTTCAATAGAAACTTTTTTTGAGGATTCCGATGTACTTCCAAACCCAAAGAGGTTACCAGCAAAACCACTTAACGTCTTTGTATCTCCACTACTAGAACTACTATTATTGATAGAACTAGCTCCAGAAATTTCATTTAATTCACTTTCTAAAGTATCAAGTTCGCCTAAATCGAGATTTAAACTTGATGATCTTTTTTTATCATTCATTAACAATTCGATTCCTGAACCAAAATTCACAGTAGGTTTTGATTCATTAAAATTTAAAGAAACTGGTTCTAAATCACTTAATCCTAGATCAATAACTTCCATGTATTATGATAATTATACAAATATTATTTTTAAATCATCCGCATAAGTTATTATATTTTTATTCTTTAAATACCACATCCCTTGT